AGCAGCGTCACCACTTGCGGTTGGAGTAGCTAGGTTGGTGATCTTATACCCACCCATATCAAGATCACCTTCCATAGCTCGACTACCATCCGTTTGTACGGAGTAGTTAGCGATCTCTTGGGTTACGTAGAGGTTCTGAGTGAAGTTATCATTCAGATCCTGTGAACGAATAGCAGAACCAGGATAGAACTGAGCAGTAAGTGCTGCATCATCCGTATCACGATAAATGCGAATAGCAACACCACTACCTGGAGCTGTATTAAATTGAATCGTAGTAGCGTTGGCAAGTGTATATGCAGTTGTTAGTGTACCGTCAAGAGTAACCTTGATATCGGTAGTCTCAAGATATGGAAAAGTAAAAGAAAAGAGAACGGTTGACCCGTTCCCTGTGTATGTATTCTGAGTAATTGCCATTGATTCGTTATACCTCTATCGGTACATTTCTGTTAATTGTTGAATCTGTTGCCTACGATCAGCAGCACGTCGAGCATCATCTACCCGACCTTGCTTCAATAGATTCTTATTACGAATACTGAGGTTGATGGCTTCCCACATATCCGGGTTATCACTTTGCAGCCGCTTCTCAGCCGCCTTCTGTGCTTCTAGCATGACCTTATTAAGGACTGAATATGCTTCAAGTTGAGCTACATCAATCTTTTCAGAGTCCACACCTTGAACACGCATAGCACGTACACGATCAAGTTGATCGTTATACTTCTTATTCTTACTTAGTTTATCAAACTCCTTCCAGATCTGTTGTTCACCGATGTACTTATACAGTACTTCACGTTCAGCTGGAGTGTACTCATGATTACCAGAGGAGTCTTTACGAATCATCTGAACACCATCCCAACCTGTATCAATAAGCCATTGCCTCCAAGGTTCAGCACCTTCACTGACTTGAACAGGTGATACTGCATTAAGAGCACGTAACATCGGGTTATCGATATCGTTGACTGGTTTACCTGTGTAGATATCAATCTGCTCAGGTAGAGTCATATTAAGACCAGGAAGACGGTTCTTAATGTAACCAACAAAGTCCTTATAAATATCCTTTTGGGAGTTATCAATAGCCTTAGCTGCAACACCAAGGGTACCAGATTGAGGAATAAAGGAACGAACTTGATTAGCAAGCATACGTTCAGCTGCCCCTGTCTCTTGGTTCATGATAGCAACCAAAGGTTCAAGACCAGCCAACCATGTTTGATTAGCAAAGGTCATAGAGAAGGTATAACCAAGTTTACCTAACCAATCCTCAGTAACAGTAGATCCGATATCACGTTGATAATAAGCAAGATCACCAATCATTGTAAGCACTGGATCAAAGGGAGGTAGACCAGCATAGCTAACCCACTTACCACCAATGTTAATGGTCTTTTCTTGCCAACCAAAGTTATCACGAAGCTTCTTACGTTCAGCTGGGTTCTGAGGACCATTACCACGGATGTTACCAGCCATTGCATAACCATGTAGGCTAACTGCTAAACCAGTACCAAAAGCAATACGACCCATGTATTCAGCCTGTAGACCTTTGTAGATAGCCATAGCATTAGGTTGAGTAGCAAAGTTAATACCATGCTCCTCCAATGCTTTAGTAATCTTCTCAATGTCATTACCAGCCATCAATACTTTAGAGTACCTAGAAGAACCAGGAATCATAGCTAGCGGTGTATATGAAGCCATTACCTTAGCTGCATTCATACCAGTCTTAGGGAACATAAACAATGGTTTAGCAGCAGGGACCTTGTTCACACCCATCGTAACCCAGTTAGCAGTAGCATCATTTAGATTCAATGCAATCTCACCACCAGCATACTTAGCAGCTTGATCAGTCAACATACCTGTAGCATCAAACATCTCATCATAGGCAAGTTGGGTAGACTTCTTAAGAAGCTTATCCATATCCTCACCTTTGAAGCCAATGTCCCATACCTCTTCAAAACCATGCAGTCGTGAAGTTTGGTGAGCCAAGGTAGTCGTAACAAAAGCATCAGCAGATACAAGACCATTAGTTCCATACTTAGCCCAACGCCAATTACCAAGGTCATGTAGGAAACGTGCAACACGGTATTGATATAGTTTACCAATGTTACCGTTTTGTTCCCATACAGCTTCCATCTCACCCAACGTATCCCATACCGTAGGGTTAGGATCCATCAGATCATCACGTACAAGTTCCCTAGGATCCCAAGTAGCATCATTACCCCACTTACCGTTGTTCCATGCCTTCTGGTATGTATCCCACATAGCACCCAGAGCTTTACGAGAAACCTCCCAAGTGTTAGCATGGATATAACCAAGACGAGCAAAGTCCTTCTTAGAGTGAGTACCCATCATGTAACCCATACCAGTACCCATATAGGCAGTAATAGGCTTAAGGGCTAACATATTAAGGTTGTTACCAATAGCACGTACAGCTGAGATACCAGATAGAATGTTATTATAGACAACACTCCATGCACCTTGAGCAAAGGCATTCATACCATCACCACCACTAAACAAGACACCCAATGGGCTAACTTGTTGAGCAGTGTACTTCATCAGCTTATCATAAGTGTCTACATCACCCTTAGTAAGGGAGAATGCATTCATCAAAGCTTGCATAGCTTCAGGATGTTCACGTGCTGTAGTAACGATCATATTACGGTATTGTTGACCGCGAGTCGTCATCAAAGCAAGAGCATCATCCAACTCTTTAGAATAACCTTTAAGTGCAGCAGCAGGGTCAGGAGCCTTCTGTACAATACGTTGCCACCTATCGTGATTCTTTAGTGCCCAACCAGCAATGAATTTATTGAGACCAAACTCAGTCATCAAATAACCCATACGATCAGCAAGGGCTTCAGTAACACGATCATAATCAGCAGTCTCAGGGAATGCCTTATAGCCTTCTGCAAAGTCAGTAGCTTCCCGTGCTACAGTATCCATAGCACGTGCAGAGGTTTCAGCAGACAACCGACCAATGTACTTATCAGTGAGATCACGCAAAGACAAAGCAATAGCTTCAGCTTGCATCTCATTAACATAGGTGATCTTACGACCGTCAAGCATGTTCTTAACGTCGCGGTTATCCATGAAGACACGCTTCACAGCATCCAACTCTACATCAGGTACTACAATATCTCGATAGATCTTCCAAGCACCTTCAGACATATGCTGTTTAGTGTAACGGAATCCATCTACTACAGCATCGAAGTTACCAGCCTTACGGGCACTCTCCGCAATATCAAGGATAACATCACGAGTTGTTGTATTACCTTTAGAGATATCATAGTAGGCACGCTCAGACATAATAGGAGCAGGACTACCCTTACCATAAGATACTTCTTTGATGTGAGTAGTATCTGCCATGTTACGTGCTACATTACCTGGAGATTGACTCAGTGTTGCAGTTGAACCTTCAGGGAACATGTTACGGGTAATGAATGCATCAGCTTCCCCTTCAGGTGCATCAAACAACCTACCTTTACCGATGTCATCAATTTGGACATCACGGCTAGTCTGCATACGCTCCACATAGCTCTCCACAGGGTTCTCTGTGAGCCGTGAATAGCCCTTAGAGGCGTATTCCATGGTAAGTTCCACACCCTCATCTTCAAGCGCCTTAGCGGCCCTCATAGCGTCATCCATCTGTACGGTAAGTGCAGGACCGTTAATGGGATCCACTAGTGCTTGTTGACCAAGTACAGCAGCTTGTTGTTGAACTGCTTCCTTCTCTCCTTCAATCTCAGATAGACGGACAGCAGTTGCAGGGTCAGCATTGTTGGTAATTTCTTCAGCTTTGTATGCTTTAGCAGTAGCATCATTTGGTTCAAACCAATGCATAACACCACGCTTACCAGCTTTCAAAGCTTCAAAACCATAACCAATCAAATCACCTACAACATTAAGAGCACCCGATTCATAAACATTACGCCAACGTTTTACTTGAGGAGACTCTCCATCTTGGTTAATAAGACCAGGTATAACAGGAACCCAAGGTGCTGCCTTATGGATAAACGTAGTGAAGGTCTCATCACGTTCAGCTTG